TAGCACATGATACTGCATTAGGAAACCAAAAAGGATTTATAAACTCATTACGAGCATTTGTGAGACCTTTTATAACTTATGTGTTCTTTTTAACATTTATTGGTGTTAAAGTTACATTGGTTTATCAAGCGATTAAAACTGGTAGTGATTTGAACGCAACTCTTGATGTAGTATGGGATGAACAAACTGAAGGGCTATTTGCCGCCATTATCAGTTTTTGGTTTGGTTCTAGAGCAATGCCAAAATTAAAAAAATAAATTTAAAGGATTATTATGTGGAGATTTTTTACAAACAAAAAATGGTTTTTATGGTCTTGGTTAGGTTCAATAATTATTTTGGGATCACTTTGGGTTCAAGTAAAGATTGATGTAAAAATAAATGAATGGTTTGGTGTCTTTTATGATATGATACAAAAAGCACTTGCTACACCAAATGCAGTTACAATAGAAGAATATTTTGCAAGTTTATTTTCATTTATTACACTAGCAGGAATATACGTTGCACTTTATGTTGTAATAAGTTTTTTTACAGCTCACTATTTGTTTAGATGGCGTACAGCAATGGTTGAATGGTATCATAGTGTGTATGACAAAGCCAGAACAATAGAAGGTGCATCGCAAAGGGTTCAAGAAGATACTATTAAATTTACTCGTATAATGGAAGGTTTAGGAACAGCTTTAATTGAATCAGTTATGGTTTTAATTCAGTTTATTCCTATATTATTTGGATTGTCAATGGGTATTCCAATATTCTTTTTTGGTGATTGGGAATATGGATTGATTACAGGTGCGTTACTTTGGACATTAGGTGGTACTGCCTTTTTAATTGGATTAGGGTGGATATTGCGTTTAGTTGGTGTAGAATATGATATACAAAAAAGAGAAGCAGCATATAGAAAAATACTTGTAATAGCAGAAGATGATGGAACTGTTAGACCAAAGAAAATAGAAGAATTCTTTGAGGATGTTCGTAAAATTCATTTTTTAAGTTATATACGTTATCTATATTTTAATGTTGGTCGAATGGCATACTTGCAAGCAAACGTATTATCTGCTTATGTATTCCTAGCACCAGCAATAGTTGCAGGGGTAATGACTCTAGGTGTAATGCAACAAATAATAAGAGCATTTGGTAGAGTAGAAGGATCAATGCAATATCTATTAAAAGCGTGGCCTACCATTATTGAATTAATAAGTGTTTTTAGGCGCTTAAGAGAATTTGAGGCTAAGCTAATAGAAGAAGAAAAATGAAAACATTTATAATACTTTTTATTCTTGTCTTACTCGTTTCATGTGCTCCCCCTAACTCTCCATTATGGATACGAAGTATGGAGACACTACCTAAGGTTGAAGGTTTTATACAATCAGGAGTGTTTACTATAAATGGAAAACTATATGTACAAAATTGTGATTCAACTGGTAATCAAATATGGATGAGATATAATGAAGAAACTCATTCATGGAGACAAAGTAGGTATAATTCTTTAGGATGTGTCAGAGGTGAAAGTGCAACCGGGCCTGATCCTAGTTAAATAAGAATATATAAATATAATTACAAGGAAGGGTGATTATGGCGATACCTAATAAAAAAGACCGTCTGGGTGACGGAAAGATAAATACAATTAATGAAATGATTCATGATAGTGAAGAAAAATTATGGGAAGGTGATCCGATGAAAGCTTTAATTTATGAAGGAACCGAACGGCGCAAAAAGTTAAATTTTTGGTCTCGCTTTATAATAACAATGTTTGTTGTTGCAACGTTTTTGATTTTAGTATGGTTGTTGTTTTTTGCCACACTGCCTGACGAATCTCGCGATTTACTTAATATTTTGATGGGCGCGTATGTCGCGGTTCTCGGGAAATCCACGGACTACTGGTTTAAAGAAAAAGATGATCCGGAACATAAAGAGATGGAACAGTTCGAAAAATCACAAAACGGGCACAGTGAATAATAGTATTCATTTGTAAACTTAGATCTAGGGAGAGATGGCTAGTCGAAAAGTTAGTAGTACCGAAAAGGATAGCTTGGAGACGCATGTCGATCTATGTGCGGAAAGGTATGCGCGATTGGAAGAAAAATATGATGAATTGAAAGAATCGTTCAAAGAAGATAGATTAATAATACATGAAAGAATTGATAAGGTTAAAACAAGTATAGATGAAATGAGATCCTTATTTATTGAACAACATTTAAAACAAAATAGAATTATCATTACAAGTGCAGTCGCAATTATAATAGCATTACTCAGTGTAATATCAGCCGGCCACTTTTTTTAAAAGATAGGACCCCCTATGTTGACATTTGGTGAACTTTCCAAAATAGACGAAGAAATATTAGAATTTATCGAAGAAGTAGAAGAAGATAATATGCTGTCTGATTTCTTCGAATGGATTGAAATGGAAGATTTAGGACTTGGGGAAGACTTTTTATTTGAAAAAGAAAGTGCTGCTAAGTATACCCAACGAATGAGAAAGCTGGGCCGGCAATCAAAAATAAGAAATAAAAGACAATCCTTCAAAAACAAAAAGAAAAGATCTCAGCTAAGAAGAAAAACTGCAGATAAAATAACAACTTCCACTCGGACCAGAACTCAAAGGCAAGTTATTCCTTCTAATATAATGAAGGCAAAAGGAGCAGCTGGAATCAGAAAAAGAAAAATGTGGAAGGGGCTAAAAGCAGCAATTATTAATAGAAAAATGAAACCAATGAGACGACAAATAATAAGAGATGAACCTAAAAGAATAAAACAAGCACGAAAAAATATGACCATGCATAAGAAATCCGGTCGGTAATCAAGGAAATTAATGTCCCATCATATAAGGGTATGGAATTTTAGAAAAACGCGTCGGGCAATAAAAGAATCAAACGGTGTAACAGTTAGAAAAGAAATTCGTAAAACAAATGTTAAATATAGGCGCGATGATTATTGCAATATGAATCATGAACAATATATTAATTCCATTGATCTTAAACATTTCAAAAAAACTTCAGATCCTCATTCCAATACTCCATACGATTCCGTTGACTGGAAAAACGTATTAAAATAACAGGTAATATATGGGCAAACATTACCTAGGCAATCCAAAACTTAAAGCAGCAAATGTTCCAGTAGAATTTTCTGAGGAACAATTAACTGAATATCTTAAATGCCAAGACGATCCCGTTCATTTTATATCAGAATATGTAAAAATCATTCATGTTGATCACGGCTTAGTAGATTTTAATCTATATCCTTTTCAAGAAAATATGGTTCGCACATTTCATGATAATCGTTTTGTGATATGTAAGATGCCGCGGCAATCAGGAAAATCAACAACTATCATAGCCTTCTTTTTACATTATATACTTTTTAACGAAAATGTTCAAGTAGGTATACTAGCTAATAAAGGATCTCTGGCTAGAGAATTATTAGATAGATTAAAATTATCATATGAAAATTTACCTATATGGATGCAGCAAGGTGTATTGGCATGGAATAAAGGTAACATAGAATTAGAGAATGGTTCAAAGGTATTGGCTGCAGCGACATCATCTTCGGCAGTAAGGGGATCATCTTTTAATATTATTTTTCTAGACGAGTTCGCGCACGTTCCGAAAGAATTAGCAGAAGAATTTTTCACTTCGGTTTATCCTACAATTTCTTCCGGGCAAACTACAAAAGTTTTTATAGTATCTACACCACTTGGTTTAAATCAATTTTATAAAATGTGGGTAGACGCCGAAGAAAAAAGAAGTAATTATATACCTATTGAAGTTCATTGGTCTGAAATTCCTGGCAGAGATGTTGCTTGGAAACAAGAGACCATTCGCAATACAAGCGAAAGACAATTTTCACAAGAATTTGAAACTGAATTTATTGGCAGCACAAGAACATTAATATCTGGCTCAAAATTAAGATCTATGCCATTTAAAACACCAGTCCATACCTATGAAAATTTAGACATATTTGAACAACCAATAGAAAAGCATACTTATACAATAGTAGTTGATACAGCCAAAGGCTTACAATTAGATTATTCCGCTTTCACTGTTATTGATAGCACAGGCCTGCCCTATAAGGTAGTTGCAAAATACAGAGATAATGAAATATCTCCAATGTTATATCCAAACTTTGTTTATAAAGCCGCAAAACATTACAATAATGCATTCGTATTAGTAGAGGTTAATGATATAGGAGAACAAGTCGCGATAATTCTTCATCAGGACATGGAATATGAAAATATGTTAATGATGAATTGGAAAGGTCGCGGTGGTCAGCAATTAGGCGGTGGATTTGGAAAAAACGCACAGTGGGGAGTAAGAACTACAAAACAAGTTAAACGATTAGGATGTCAAACATTAAAAAATTTAATAGAAGAAGACAAACTCATAATTACAGATTATGATATAATATATGAACTCACATCTTTCTCGGCTAAAAAAGAATCATATGAAGCAGAAGAAGGACATCATGATGATTTAGTCATTACCCTAGTAATATTTGCATGGCTAACAAATCAGCAATATTTTAAAGAATTAACTGATTTTGATTTAAGAGAAAAGATGTATTCTGAAAAAATGAAAGAAATAGACGAATCTTATTTACCTTTCGGATTTATTGAAGATGGCCTTGAACCGGAAACAATTGTTGATGATCAAGGAACAAGATGGAAAGTAGAAAGAACTGACCAAAGGCTAAAAGAAACTGGTCATAATGTATTTGGGTGATAGAGACCGAGAAATTATAAATAATCATAGTAACTAATAGTATATGAACTTAATAAAATTTTCAGCGATACACAGGAGAAGAAGATGGCATTTACAGTAAGTCCAGGGGTAGTTACTCGCGAAATAGATTTAACTACGATTGTACCTGAGACCGGAACAACTGCAGGTGCTTTTGCTGGTGCTTTTCGCTGGGGACCTATAGATAAAATTGTTAATGTAAGCAGCGAAGATCTACTGGTAGAAAACTTTCAGAAGCCTGACTCTTCAACATATCTAAGTTTTTTTTCAGCGGCGAATTTTTTAGCCTACGGACAAAATTTGAATGTTGTTCGAGTAGCAAATTCATCAGCATTTAACGCAACTACAGATACCGCAAACGCGGTTTTAATTAAAAGCGATGAAGCTTATTATAATACATATTACTCAGAATATGGAGGATCAGGCCCTTCAGGTGATTTCGGGGAATTTGCATCTAAATATGCCGGAGAATTAGGCAATTCAATGAAAGTATCTTTATGTGGTGCTGATGTAGCCGGCGACGTGCTTTCAGGTACCGTGCAAATAGTTTTTGCCGCAGAAGAGGGAACAGTCACAGGAACATCAACAGCATTCACATCAGAAGTACAAGTAAGTGATGTTGTTCATATCGGAACTGACTTTTACCTTGTAACAGCAATTGGTACTGATTCAGGAATGACAGTTGTATCCTCACAAAATACCGACGTATCTGTCGCAGCTACTTTTACAAGAACTACATCATCTCACTTTAAAGAATTGGGTCAAGACGGATTCGGATCAATAATGGGAACTGTTCAAGTTACCGACTCCGCTAGAAAAGTAATGTCTGGTACAGGTACATATTTTGATCTGCAACTAACAGTTGGAGATAACGTAACTATCTCTGGCGAAGCACATGAAGTAGCTTCTATTACAAGTAATACAAGTGCAACTTTAGCAACAGCAATATCTCCAAGTGCATCCGCTATCACAACTGGCGTGAATTATACCAGAGAATGGGAATATGCGGGTAATTTTGATTATCCTCCAAATACCTCCGATTTTGCATCTCGTAGAGGGGTGTATAATGATGAAGTTCATGTAGTAATATTAGATGAAGATGGAGAATGGACAGGAGTTAAAGGAACTGTTCTTGAAATATTCCCAGCTTTGTCAGTAGCCAGCGATGCTAAATCAGAAGATGGTCAAGCACTTTATTATAAAGAGGCAATTAATAGACGATCCAAATATGTTTGGTGGATGAAACACCCAATCGGAACAGGTGCTGATACAGCTCCCAATACAGCTGCATGGGGCACATCTGCTAATGTTGCTTCTAAACCATCTTATACACAATCCAGAACTAATATCTCGGCTAGCATGACAGGCGGTGTGGACGGACAAGAATTAACTGACGCTAATGTTATTATGGGATATGATAAATTTAAATCAGCAGAAGATGTTGATGTATCTTTAGTTATAACTGGATCTAATTCTTCAGTTGTTAATTCATATCTTATTAATAATATTGCAGAAGCACGTAAAGATTGTATGGTATTCATTTCACCAGAACAATCGGATGTTGTTAATAATGATGGAAATGAAGTAACTGCGGTTAATAATTTTAGAAATTTATTGCCAAGTTCTTCTTATTCTGTTATAGACAGCGGCTGGAAATATCAATACGACAAGTATAATGATACTTTCAGATATGTTCCATTGAATCCGGACACTGCAGGGTTGGTTGTACGAACTACTGTTGAAAGAGATTTTTTCTTCTCACCAGCAGGATTCAATAGAGGTCAAGTTAAAAATATTGCTAGGCTAGCATGGAATCCAAATAAAACGGAAAGAGATCATCTTTATAAAAATGGAGTAAATCCAATTGTTTCTTTCGCAGGACAAGGAACATTGTTATTTGGAGATAAAACTCTATTAGCTAAACCATCTGCATTTGATAGAATCAACGTTAGAAGGCTTTTTATTACATTAGAAAAATCAATTGCAAATTTTGCTAGATTTTCAATGTTTGAATTCAACGATGATTTTACCAGATCCAGTTTTGTTTCTTCGGTAGAACCTTTCCTCAGAGATATTCAGGGCCGAGGTGGTATAACAGATTTCGCAGTAGTTTGTGACACATCTAATAATACTCAAGAGGTTATTGATCGAAATGAATTTATTGGAAGTATTTTTGTCAAACCGACTAAGAGTATTAACTTTGTATTGCTGAACTTCGTTGCTGTAAGAAGTGGCGTTGAATTTGAAGAAGTTGTAAACGCAGTATAAATAATATAAATTATCGTATAAATAATATAAATTAATTAATATACGAAGGAAGAGAAAATGGCAGGACAAGTAGGATTTGTAGTAGACGGACCTAATTCTTTTATATCAAAATTAACTGCCGGAGGGGCTCGCGCATCTCTTTTCGAAGCTACCATCAGCATGGCACGAAAGCACAATACTGGAACATCCGGTGCAATCAATTTTTACTGCAAGGGAATCCAAATACCGGCCAACACCATAGGCGTAACGCAAGTTATGTATAAAGGTCGTGCGGTAAAAATGCCTGGTAATAGATCATATGATGATCTTACAACTACTATTATAAATGATGAAGGAACGCAAGTTATGTATAAAGGTCGTGCGGTAAAAATGCCTGGTAATAGATCATATGATGATCTTACAACTACTATTATAAATGATGAAGGATATGTGATCCGAAATCAAGTTGAAAATTGGATGAGTAAATTAAATTCTCATGCTGGTAATGTAAGAGCATCTACTCATATGGCAAAACTCTCTGGCTACACCGCAACAATGATGTTAAAAACATTTACAAAAGCCGGTGCTACTGATGGAAACGTATGGCGGTTTAAAAATTGTTGGCCGACCTCTATAGATCAGATTGATGTTAATTGGGAACCCAATGATGCTGTAATGGAATTTACTGTTAATTGGGCATATGATTATTGGGTATCGGAAGCTCTATAAAAATCAAAAGTAATATAGGAAATTAACAATGGCAGATTTTATTTCAGGTTTTATTACGGCTATGGCCGGCGGCGGTGCGCGCACTAATTTGATGATGGTGACAATGACCAACAACGCATATGCCGGATTTACCGACTGGACGTACATGTGTAAGGCATCGAATATACCTGGTTCCACAATTACTCCTATTGAAGTTCCATATTTTGGTAGAAATGTAAAAGTAGCAGGAGAAAGTAGAGAATTTGGCCCGTTAACTACAACTGTTGTAAACGATGAAGGCCGTGCGATTTATCAAGGAATGCTTACTTGGATGGCTGATATGAATCATCCGGAAAAAAACCTATCGAAAAAAAATCTTTACGGCTCGTCTGGCTCCGGAACACGCGGTAATTATTGTGCTGATATTGAATTAAAAATGTTTAAAAAAGATGGAACCGATGATCAGACTTGGAAGTTCGCTAACTGCTGGCCATCTAATATGTCCGCAATCGATTTAAACTGGGATAGTGTTAATACTATTCAGGAATTCACAATAGATTGGCAATATGACTATTACTTGCACGCGCAGGCAGCGATTACCGCAGCCGATTAACACTAAATTAAAAATTATATTATGAAATTATTTGGATTTAATATTGAGAGAGATAATAAGCCGGACCTCCCAGCTCTGGCGTACCCCGAAAATGAAGAAGGGGCTGTAGAAGCCACATCTGCAGGTGGAGCATTTGCTTCCTACTTAGATTTAGAAGCAACTGCTAAAACTGAATCAGATTTGATCATGAAATATAGGGAAATGAATGAACACCCCGAATGTGATATGGCTGTCGAAAATATCATTCAAGAAGCTATCATTACAAATCAAAATAGAAATCCAGTTGAATTAGATTTAACAAAAACGGATTTATCTAAAGGTCTGCAAAATCGAATCGATGAAGAATTTGATATCATTTTAAAAATGCTCGATTTTAATAATCAAGCATATGATATTTTTAAAAGATGGTATATTGAAGGTAGGATATATTATCATGTAATGATTGATCCTAAGGAACCTCAACAAGGAATAAAAGAGCTTAGATTAATAGATGCTCTTAAAATTAAAAAGGTTAGAGAAATAAAATCAGACCCTAGGCAAACACCTAGCGTCTTTAAATTACCAAAATTTCATGAATATTATCTATTTAATGATAAGGGTTTATTGACTCCAAGTCAGATGGGGGTCAAAGTTGCACCAGATTCCATTATAATGGCCCATTCAGGGGTAATGACTAAAGATAAAAAATATGTTATTTCTCATTTACATAAAGCCATTAAAGGATTAAATCAATTAAGGATGCTGGAAGATGCTGTTGTAATTTATAGAATCGCAAGAGCACCAGAACGAAGAATTTTTTATATTGACGTAGGCAATTTACCTAAAATGAAAGCCGAACAATATCTCAAAGATATTATGACTCGGTATAAAAATAAATTAGTTTATGATGCTGCTACAGGTGATATAAAAGATGATAGACGGCATCAATCGATGTTAGAAGATTATTGGCTTCCTCGGAGAGAAGGTGGAAGAGGAACAGAAATAACTACTTTACCCGGCGGTCAAAATCTAGGTGAAATGGACGATGTTGATTATTTCAGAAGGAAATTATATCAATCATTAAATGTTCCTTTGTCACGATTAGAAGCAGATACACCTTTTGTATTAGGCAGAGCATCGGAAATTAGTAGAGATGAATTAAAATTTTCAAGATTTATTGATAGAATTAGAATAAGATTTTCACATTTATTTTATCAATGTCTGGAAAAACAATTAATTCTTAAAAATGTTATTCATACTTCTGAATGGCCCAAATTAAGAGAAACAATCAGATTTAATTATGCACTGGATAATCATTTTGCTGAGCTAAAATCTCAAGAATTAATGACTGATAGATTTAATATGATGAGGGATGTTGAGGAATTAGTGGGGACATATATATCTAAACAATACGTTAAAGATAATATTCTAAGACATACTCCAGACGAACAAAAGAAAATTGAAAAAGAAATGGAAAAAGAAGCTAAGGAAGCTGAGCAGGATGGACAAGAAATTCCACCACAAGTACCCGGAGATCCAGTAGCTGATCCATCAAATCAGATTAATGTTCAGCCCGGAGCAGCGGCTCCACCTCCAGAACCAGGTCAACCGGAAGAGGTTAAACCGGAAATGCTCACAGGAGGAAAAGACCTCCAGAACCAGGTCAACCGGAAGAGGTTAAACCGGAAATGCTCACAGGAGGAAGAGTATATAGCTTACCAAATAGGAAAAGAAAAAGTGTTGGAAAATAGAAGTAGAGAAAATATAGCGGATATGGTTAACGACATATTATGTGGAAAAGAATACAACGCACGCGACATGGCATTGGGCATTTTAAAAGATAAAACTTCGAATCGTATAGCCGAATTAAAAAAAGATTTTAATTCTAATTTATTTGATAAAAATGAATCAGAATCATAGCCGAAGAAATTGTATAAATAAAACAACAACACGAGTTAGGATATTTAACAATGAGATTGATTAAAGCTTTAGGTGTATCAGCACCAGCCGCGGTACAAACCGGTGCGGGAGACAACGTAGATTCAGCAACTTGCGTTCGAGCATTTAATAATACAACTACTAATTATCTAGTTACCATAGAAACTGTAGGCGATGTTTTGATAGGTAGCTTCTGGATGGCAGGTGGTGCAGAGGCATTTATTGAAAAAGATCCTACAGATCAAATTTTTGCGGCAAATGCCGGTGTATTTTTAACCAAAGTTGCCTTCAGATAAGGAATTAAATGAAACTCATTTGCGAATTAATGGAAGACGTTGAAATGCTTGTAGAGAAGGATAATTCTACAGATCAAAAAAGTTACTACATCAAAGGTGTATTTTTACAAGCAGAACAAAAAAATAGAAACGGACGAGTTTATCCATTAGAAACCATGCAAAATGAAGTATCTAGGTATTCTAAGCAATATATTGATACCAATAGAGCATTTGGCGAATTGGGGCATCCGGACGGACCTCAGATAAATCTTGAAAGAGTTTCACATATGGTTAAGGAACTCAAACAAGATGGTGCAAATTTTATTGGAAAAGCAAAAATTATGGAAACTCCATATGGTAAAATTGTCAAAAATTTAATTGATGAAGGTGCTAAATTAGGAGTAAGTTCTAGAGGAATGGGTTCACTAAAATCGTTAGGTGGTTCCCAAATCGTACAAAATGATTTTCATCTTGCAACAGCTGGAGACATTGTTGCAGATCCCTCAGCGCCCATGGCCTTCGTAGAAGGTATCATGGAAGGCAGAGAATGGATTTGGAATAATGGACTTTTAAAAGAAGCAGATGTTCAAGAAATTAAAGATGAAATAGTTAAAGAATTTATAAAAGTTAGACCGGATGAATCAGCCTTGGTTTCATCCTTTGAAAAGTTTATGTCAAGGCTTTAATGTTATAAATAATACCAGTAACAAATATTCTAAAAAGATATTCTAAAGGAGAATGCAAATGTCTGAACAAGAAACTGCCGAACAGCAGCAGACTCTTGCCAATAGTGTGAACGAACTAGAAACATTAGCTCAACAAGCATTAGAATTAGACGGCGAGGCAAGAGAAGAACTCGTTGAACAAATTAAATCAAAATGCGAAGATGAGGGGCTATCGGCCACTGAGACTGATGAATTGTTGGAAGAGATAGGTCTTGTTCAGGAAGCACGTAAGGTTCAAGAGGATAGTAAAAATCAACCCGCACCTAATAAAGGTGGAAAAGATGGTGAAGGTCCCAAGGGCGAAAAAGCTGCGGATGTTTCGCCGCCTGCTGAAGTTAAAGGTTCCGGTACTGCAATGGGTAATCCTGTTAAGGGAAAAGCTAAGAACTCTGATAAGGGTGAACCAATGGCTAAAGTAAAAGAAGAAGATGAAATGCCAAAAACCAAATCTGGTATGATGGCTGCCGTCTATGAAAAATTAGGCAAACTGAAAAAAGATCAGATTGCAACTAATTTTGAATCTATTCTTAGTACCCTAACAATTCAAGAGGGTTCAGAAGACGTAGAGGATTCTTCACCCATTGATGTTCAAGATGATATCGATGCTTTAACCGAAGGTGAAAATCTTTCTGATGCTTTCAAAGTAAAGGCAAGTACTATTTTTGAAGCATCTGTTCAAGCTAAAGTTAATCAGGTTGTTCTCGGCAAGGAACAAGAACTTGAAGAGCAAATGCAAGAACGATTATCCGAAGAACTTGATTCATATATCCAAGAAATCGTAGAAAAAGTTGATAATTATCTCAACTATGTTTCCGAAGAATGGGTAAAAGATAATCAATTAGCCATCGAAAAAGGAATTCGCTCAGAATTGACCGAAGGGTTCCTCGTTGGACTAAAAGATCTTTTCACAGAACACTACATTACAATTCCAGATGAGAAGGTTGATGTAGTAGATGATCTGTTTGATAAGGTTGAATCCTTAGAATCAGAACTGAATGAGCAAATTAGTAATAATGTTGACATTCAGTCAGAACTTACAAAAGTTAAAAAAGAAAAAGTTTTATCGTCATTGACGAAAGACCTTACTGAGACCCAGAAAGAAAAAGTTGCAGAATTAGCAGAAAATGTTGATGCTGATGATGCAGAGGATTTTGAACAAAAAGTAGAAGTCCTTAAAGAAAATTACTTTCCTTCGGAAGAAAAGAAAGTTGCTCTGGTCGAAGACATTGAATCACATAATAATGACGAAGAAAGCGAAAAAGCACCCATACAAGAAGGTATGGAACACTATATGTCTGCTATTTCAAGACATGTTAGATAATATTTTTTTTAAATTTAAATTTACTAAAATAAAATACATACAGGAGAATAACAATGTATTTGTCTGAAACCTTACAAGAAAAATGGGGTCCCGTACTCGACCATCCTGATCTTCCCCCTATTAAAGATTCTTATAGGAAAGCAGTAACAGCTGTTTTGTTAGAGAATGAGGAAAAATCAATTATGGAAGAAGGCGGATCTACTATTTTATTTGAGGACGCTCCTGGGAACGCAGTTGGTGCCGGAATGGGTACTACAGCTGGAAATATTAAGGGTTATGACCCTGTACTTATTTCCTTGGTTCGCAGAAGTATGCCTCTCTTAATCGCATACGATGTTTGCGGTGTTCAACCTATGACAGGTCCGACTGGCTTAATTTTCGCCATGAAGTCCCGTTATGCAAGTCAATCTGGTTCAGAATCACTTTTCAATGAAGCTGATTCTGGTATTTCTGGTACTGACGCTGATGGTACATCTGCACATACCGCTAATGGTAACCCTGCGGCAGCCGCTTCAAGTTCAACTGCATATCTACCTGGTCGTGGAATGACTACGGCACTTGGTGAAGCACTTGGCGATTCGGCTTCAAATGCTTTTGCTGAAATGGCCTTCTCAATCGATAAGGTAACTGTTACAGCGAAAACACGCGCGCTCAAAGGTGAGTACACAATGGAACTCGCCCAAGACCTAAAAGCAATTCATGGTCTTGATGCTGAAACCGAACTCTCAAATATTTTGAGTTCAGAAATTTTGGCAGAGATTAACCGCGAAGTTATCCGCACAATTTATGGTAACGCCAAAACTGGTGCCCAGAACAACGTAGCCACAGCCGGAACATTCGATATGGATGTTGATTCAAACGGTCGTTGGATGGTTGAAAAATTCAAGGGACTGATGTTCCAGATAGAGCGCGAAGCTAATGCTATCGGGCACGACACACGTAGAGGAAAAGGTAATATCCTTATGACTTCTTCGGATGTTGCTTCCGCATTGCAAATGGCTGGTGTACTTGATTACACACCTGCTCTTTCCGGTAACGATGCCTTGAACGTTGATGACACACAATCAACATTCGCTGGTACACTTAATGGTCGTTATAAAGTATATGTTGATCCATATGCAACAATCCAAGATACAAATTGGTTTGTACTAGGATATAAAGGTTCTAGCGCATATGATGCAGGACTTTTCTACTGCCCATACGTTCCACTACAAATGGTACGTGCGGTTGGTGAGAATAATTTTCAGCCAAAGATTGGATTTAAGACACGTTATGGTATGGTGTCTAATCCTTTCTCTACTGGATCTGCTGCTTCTAGTGATGGATCACTCACTTATAATACTAATGTTTATTACAGACGATGTCTTGTTACAAACTTGATGTAATCTTGTATTAAATTAAGTGATATAAATAAGGGTAAGGGGTCTTAGATTCTTTACCCTTTTTTTATG